TTGTGTCAATAGTAATCTCTCGCGCTAAACCAGTAAACAAATCCGCATTCGATGCAATATGCCCGAGACGTTGAACCCGTTTTGCCATCTAAATCGTTCCTCCGATCCGGCCAGTAATCTCTAATGTTTTCAAATGAAATGATTTATTTTTTTCCGTCGCGGAAAGTTTAACCGAATGATAAATCCCAGCAACATCGCAAGTATAAAATCGTACATGCCCATCTTCTTTCAGCAACAATGGAGTGATAGATTGATTTTCATAAATCTCATAACCATTTCGCGAACCAATAACCTTAACATCATAATCCACAAATGATAATAGACCAAAACCCCAGTCTTCTGTTCCCGATCCCGTAGCATAATCTACAAAAACATCATCAGGATAATCATCAATATAATCTTCTTCTGCTATGCCAGTAATAACCGCATCTGTTCCGACAGAAACATCTAAAACATGCGCAAAACGATCAAGCTCATCTTCACCTTGCAATCTAAACAATCCTACCTCAATTTCCGAATCAATCGTATCCAAATCTCTTTGATAAAGACTTGTGTTCTCCGTTCCATCCAATACCGCTTTTGTTGATTTGTAAAACCCTGAAGCATCGGGAAACAACCCTTTGTCGATGGTGGATATATTTATAACACTGGGAAACCGTGTAACACCATTGTTATTTTTAGCTTCAAAAACAGGCTGGAAATGATAATGATAATAATCAATTCGGTTCGGAGCATTTTCTTGATAAAACGCACTAACAAAACGATGAATACAACCTGATGTGCATATATAGCCGAGATTAAAATTCGACTGCGCATCTTCAGCCAAAGACAATTCTCCAAAACCTACATGAGTACAATTAAACACGCCCCATTCTTCTCGTGGAATATAATGAACATAAGCTTTTGTAAACACACCGGGCTGTTCACCTTCGGCAATTGAAACAAACAACCACTGTCGATCGCGATTATAATGTAACTCAAAAAGCCCGTCAATGTCGATGTTTAAATCAATAAAAACGTCCCGCCGAAAAAACTCAGAAAAAAGCTGGAAAACTTGCTGCGGAACATCGCCTTGTGTGCTATAAAACCCAGATTTGGTTAAGAAAAGATGACGATTTTGATCAAATTCAATAAAAGTTGTATGCGAGAGTGGGATGTGAACAACACCTGAAAGTGGTACATGTCGAAACGCAATTAAACTTTGAACTAATTGAGACCGCAGCAATCCAGTTGTAGTGTAAGTTATAAACCCATCCAAAACTCGCCCTAAAGCAAGCGGTTTCCCGCCGCCAATGATCGCTAAATCTTGTAATCCGGCACCATTATCAATATTTGGTTGCAAACCTGTATTTGATCCATCACCAATTTTCGACCATTGAATTGCATCTGAACCAAGAACAACGAGTCGTCCACCCGATTCAATTATAGCCATTGGGTCATTAACAACATTGCCGCCGGTAACTTCTTCCCAAATATTCGTGTTTGGAGTATAGCGAATAATCCCAACGCCATCTTTGCAAAAATAATACCGCCCGCCAACAAAAGCATGATACCAGCGGCGAACAGCTTTAGCTTGAGAAGTAAAAACAAACTCAGGTTGAAATAATTGACTATCAAAATCATAAGATAGAACAGCGTTATTAGTAAAAATAAAAATCTGCCCCTCAACACGAAATGTTGTAATATTACCATCGGCCCGAATACGCGTATAAGATGCAAATTCTGTTCCAAAAGCCGAAAATGGTCCTTCAGCATCCACGAGAAAATTCTTTCCGTCCATCACAAACGGTCGTTCAACTTGCCGTCTGTCAATTGCTGGAAGCAGACCTCTAAAGGTGTTAACTTTAACCATTAAATAAACACCTCATATTGAACCTGAAAATTTTCTCCGTCACTAACTTGTAAATCATCTTCTAACGCTCCACTAAATGCAAACAATCGGCCGGTCGATCCAGATGAAACATTGCACAAAAATGCGCGTTTAATTGTTTTGTCCCAATCTCCGCCGGTTGCAGAGAATGTCACAACTTTACTCTGCGCACGAGCTTGTCCATTTACCACATCAATTGTTGGCCAACCTGTTGAATTGCGTTCTACAGCTTGTCGAGAATATCCATTTCCGCTTGGTTCGTCTGTAATATCAGAAAGTGTAGAATCAACTGCAAATGCAACATCACTAGCTAATCCAATATAAAAATTGCCGCCGGAAGCTACAACAGACGTATCTGCCAAAACAATCATTTTAATAAAATCCGTTTTCCCCTGATCAACAATAAGATTAGGAATAATAATCTTCTTTTCTCGCGCTGGAAACCAGAAAGTAAACTTACCAAACATTTTCGAAACTTTCCCAACGACAAATTTCAGCAGATGCTTCTGGATCACAAAGACAATAAAGTGAAAGTTTCACATTATCCGGAGCTCGAAAGAAAAATCCAGTTTCCGTAGCGCACGGAATTGAAGTATAGGCTTCCCCTTTAATATCAGACCGCCGTTCAAGCTGCCGTTTAATTTTTGGCAAATTACCTTCCGCCACTCCCAAGGCTGCATCTGTCGTAGATAAAACGCCGCCGCATCCCGAAAGAAAAAGAAAACAAACGATCAAACAACTAAGATTTTTTGGTTTTTTAAGCTTTACCGGTCGATCTGTTATCAACCGCAAAACAATATTCACTACCGCCATAACACCACCAACAAGTGCTCCCTGTTGTTCCGCACCGATCTCAAATCCAAAAGATGAAGCAAGCGCTGCAACAAAAGCAATTGTATTAACCCACAACGTTTTAGAAGCCCAAATCGGCTTTTCATCTGTCATTTTCTCCGCTCCTTCTCATGGTTCGTACCTGACAATAATTCCATTTCGAATAGTTAATTTTTGCCCTCCAGTTAATGTAACTTCCTGCGTAACTCCTTCTTTCAAAACTCGTTGTAAAATATCAAAATTATCATACAACCACCTAATCTGTTCTGCATTATCAAATGGCGGCGTTAAATCTAAATATTTAACATCCCGAGCTAATTCTCTAAAAGCAGAAATATTAGCTACATGGTGTGTTATATTAAAAACTTGCTTCGTTAATCCAATCTCAACATCTGTTAAACCAATACTCGCTGGAGTGTATAGAGTTAAAGTAAATATTTCTTTCACAAGATCGACAATCACTCCTGTTGCAATTACAGGAATAAAATTTGTTATATTAAACGTTGTCTTCGGTAAATCAACAATAACCGCACCTAATTGAATTAACGGAGTGTATAAAGTTTGCGTAAACATACTTTTTGGCAGTAAAACGGCAGTGCCTGTTATTATAGAAAATGTATAATTTGTAACCCCAAATGTTTTCTTTGGCAAAGTTAAAACTGCTCCGGTTTGAATAGATGGAATATAATTTGTTATATTAAACACTTCTTTAACCAATTCAACCAAAGTTGCTGTACTGATAGTATGTAAATATTTAGTCATTGTATAAACTTGTTTTGGTTGGTTAATCACCGCTCCACCGGCAATGGTTGGAACATATTTTGTTTTTGAAAAAACTGTTTTTGGAACATCAACAGTTGCACCTCCACCAACAACTTCATCATGTTCTACTTTAAATGTACTATACTGCTGTGTCTCCGACTTATCGAATGCAAATCCAGGCGTACCGCTCGTATGCGTTGAGTCCGTAACTGAAACCGGACCCGTTCCAGCTGTTAAATCTTCATATTCAATTGTCGAACCGACAACCGAAAAACGACACAAATCCCCAAAGTTGCCGGAAAGAAACCCATCCAATATTTTTGTCTGTGTGCCGTTCGTGTATTCATATATCTCAATATCATTATTGGTAAAATCCATGTAGGCCGCATATCCATTATCGTTTGCGTCCCACCGCAAAAATAAAACCGTCAACGGCTTAGCGACATTATGAATATTGGCTTCAATCCGCTGATCGTCATTGGAACTGTCAATAATCACATAACGCGGCGCATCCGTCAGAGCAAAACCGCTATAAAAATCCGGCTTACCTGCATACCCGGGCGACGTTGCGTCAATCTCTGCATCTTTATCGCCAATTTTCGAATATCCGCTGCCGGATATAGACGGTGTATGATTTTGCAGCAATGTGCCCGTCGTCGAACCCGTAAAATCATCCTCATGAATAACTTGCCACGCCATTAAGCAAGTACCTTACCTGTATCAAGGTCAATAACTTGACCATCTGTATTTAATTTTAAGTTAACTGCACCTTCAGACGAAGCTAAACGAACAATAATATTTTTGTCCTTATTATTCGGTTTAGTTTCATCTAACAACTGTCGAATCATTTTTGCACTTGTTTCTGGAGCGATTGCCGGATCTAAATTTAATTTTTCACGCAAAAGATCATGATTTTCAAGACTTAACAAAATATCATTTTCTGTCGGTGTTCCTTTCACTGCTAAAACCAATCCCCAAGAATCTGTAGCTTTAAACTGCACCAAAGCTACATTATTAGCTATATCAAATTCTGTAGTCCAAACCGCAGGACTTTCTTCTGTCCATAAACTGGCAACAAAAATAAGATCATCAAATGTAAGTGCCATCTTATCCTACATCCCAAACGCCGTCCACCGCTGGAACAAGTTTAAATTCAGTCCCATCTCCAGCCGACTTTTCTTCACCGAAAGAAATATCTAATATCAATCCATCAGTAACAGGATCACCACTTCCTGTTGCCATCGTATCGTCATAATAAACCGCATTATACGCAGTAATCGAGCCACCACTCGCTGTCCATACAACATCATCATGGTCAAAATTCGCTGTTCCAGACGATTCAGTTATTGTTGCATTAGCAATTGCTTGGCCACCTGAAGTATAACCATTTGATCCCGCAATCTCATTTGCTGAAACATCTGCAAATGCCGTATTGGTTGCGGTGAACGAATGATTATTATCCAACAATGCAACTTTAATCGTATCTGTATCAATATCCATAAACCCTTGCTGCACATAAACCCATAGTTTATTGTAATGATTGACTGTGACAGCCATTGTTACGCTCCAGGATTAGAGTTTGTAACATTAAACTTCTTTTTCGGCATTTCAATTGTCGCAATAGTTTCTGGTGCATTAGCTCGTTCTTCAGTTTCCAATTGCTCAATACGAAAAATTTGAGATTTAATATTAAACGCTAACTTTTCTCGTTTTTCTTCGTTAATTTCTGTCTCATATCGATCCATCAAACGATTAACATTCAATTTCAATTTATAAATTCGCAACTGTCGCCGCGTCATTTCCGTCATTTTTTCATCTCCAGTTTTCCGTCCGCTTCAACAAATCCCGTTGCTGATATGGTAAAAGTTTGTTTACAAGTTTCGCACAATAAATGTTTAACATAACCAAGATTTTGTGTTGGTTGAATTAAAATACGAAATAACATACCTTGACATTTTTTGCACCGCATTTGTGGTAATGTTTTAGGAATTAATAGCTCAACCATTATACAAGCCAGTAATCAATATTTGGTGAAGTTGCACCAGAAAGATTCAATCTAAAATAACCCGCCTTGATCTCAAAATTCTTATAACCTGCGGCCGTAAACGACACCGCCGCTGGCGTATCTACATCAAACCATGTTTCAGCGTCCGGCGAAGCTTGCAATTTTACTGTTCCTGTTCCAAAAGTCCCCGAAACAAAAAGTGTTCCAGTATTATCCTTTGCCGTATTTTGAATAGGCTCAGTATCACCGTTCGCCGTCAACGTCCCGTTTCGTTTTGCAAACGTCATTAGTCTTGCTCCTCGCGGATTTTTACATTTTTTCCCGTATTAGTTAATCGCAACATCAAGTTATCAAATCTCGAATTTAAATCCGTTGCCATACGCATAACAATTGTTTGAGTCTTATCAACTGTAGACTCAACATGTTGCATATGTCTTAAAAACTCTTCTCGCGTCACGTAGTCATCCTTCACTTTATTTATTCGTCCATGCAATTCATTATCTCCATCATGAACCGCTCGCATAATGAAACGATAGATGGTGAACCCTTGAACCATTAACGCAAACAATAATCCGCCAATTTCCAAAACGATACGCGCATCCCATTCCACTCTAATTCTCCCGCCGATTAGAAGCCGAAACTTTCGAAAGATTCAGCTTCTAGAACATCCTGTTGCATCGACTTATACAACGCAAACGCAGAAGTTGCTTTCGGATCACCAATTGATTTGAAAACTTTTGCAAGTGCACCTTCTTCTACAACATGCGGCCAGTGAAATAATACCCAATTCGTCACTTCATTTCTCGCTGCTTCTTTTTCTTCATCCGTCGAAGCTGTTAAATATGACCAAGATAGTGTTGACAAATCATAAGTCGCTGGACGATTACTTTCATCTTCATAATACACAAAAGTACGTGCGTAAGTATAATACGCTATATCAATTTCCTGATCTTTACTTACCCCAACAAAAACAAAATACGTCGGGCCGCCATAATAATAATAATCCACATCCTTCTGCACTTTTCCTGGCATTAAAAACTTTGGCCAAATAGATTCAACTTGATTATTTCCAGGCCGATACCGAACCGTACGCATAAACCTTAATTTATCTGGCCGCGTCCAAGTAAACGGAGAATCTGTTGTTGCAGTGATCTGATCTTCAACTAAATCACGAACAAAATTTTTCAATGTTTGAATTTCACGAATAGAAGCTCTAGCATATGAAACAATATCTTGCCGTTTTTCCGGCCGCCCTGAACGAGAAACTACATTATCAACTGCAGCTGAAAATGTTAATGCATCCGCCATTTAATTTATTTACCCTTTTTACCAAAACTTGTTTTTGATTGTTCCGGCGCTGCTTCTTGTTCCTGTTTTGCCATCGGTTTAAAACCTTCACCAGAATCTCGATGCACTTCATTCGAAGCATTTGCCGTTAACATCATTCCAGAATCTTTATCTACTTCATCTCGAATTTTTTTCAACGCATCTGGATCTTCCAATTGAGCTTGAAGGTTTGCATCTCGCGCTTCCAAATGAGCTTTTCGCGCTTGCCGCATTTGTTCGGAATTAACTGGTCCGCTTGCTACAGAAGCAAACGGTTGGTTTTGTTGATGTTCCAATCGTTGCTGAAACACTGCTTCAGCATCCTCAACAGATTGGATTTTTTGACTAATATCTGAACGAGTTTGAATCAATTTATCCATTTCTTCAATCGCAGCAGTATCCTGAAGTTGAAGAACACCTTTCTCAAACTGCACTTTCCCAATCGACATCAAACGCAATTTCATAAACGGTGCATTCGGTGCAATATAAGTCTTCATTTCCGCCATTCCAACCTCCAAAAAAGTGGAAGAGATTGATTTCCCTTCCACTAATCGCTACTTCCCCGTGATACTTACAGTCCTGACGTATTCGCCGTATCAATTCCCGTGAAAATTCCACCCGTAATTTCTGAACCATATTCCACAGAAAGCTCACTTGTAATCACACCAAAATCTGCGTCCTTACCTGCACGCGTTCCGTCTCGATCATTATTATCTTCATCAGTCCGTCGCAACCAACGCATCATCATTGCGCCAGGATGTAGAACGTAAAGATTTTTCGTCCACACCGGCGATTCGTTGAACAATGGATGCGTCATCAACGTGATATCCCCAAAAGGCGTCATCCATTTATTGATCTTCATTCCAAATTCAGTTTGTCCAGGTTGAATATTCATTGTACCATGTGTCATAGCGAGTGTATCCAACACGCCAAGAACAGTGTTCCCACAAAACGCAATTCGTTCATTCGGCTTACCTTTAATATTCCTTGCAAACACATCTTCAAGAAAATCTCGAATGTCAATATAACTCGTATTGGACGATTGCGCTTTCACATTTGTCGTGATTTGCGTTGCAACACCGTCCATCGTACGAAATGGTTGCCCGTTTTTCACCCCAATCGACTTGCGCCCGAACCACAACGCGCGTTCAATATCTTCCGAATGAAACATTGCAGCATCGCGTCGGTTTTTCGCTACAACATCGCCCGTATGAAAATCAATATTCTGCGCCGTCCGCGTTGCATCCCATGCAGTGCGGAAAATTTGCGTATAGTTATACCGCGGATAGCCAAGATTAGCGAAACTATCCGGCTTTGAACTTCCTTCTTCAAATGCTGTTGCAATCCGTTGAATCGGTTTCGCCGTTCCCGATCCATCAATTCCTGATGCAGTCGTTCCAGCAAAACCACGAACAACAGTCAAATCGCTGCCCGAAACTGCAGTGACATATACATATTCACCGCTAGCTTCAACCAAGAAAATTTGCCCGGCTACAACTTGTGTTGCATCATCAACAGTCAATGTTGTACCAGTTCCTGCGTTATTGGTAACGTTAATCCTTCCAGAAAGATGATTTTCTTCAAACCATGTAACAATCGTATCAGATGCATCGCGACTTTGCATTCCAGACGTAAGTCCAAAAAGCGTTGCGGTACCCGTAGGCATCTGCATCAAAATAGCTGATGCAAAATCGCCTTTCTTTGTCCCTTGAATGTTTTGATCCGACGCAAAGACGCCTTTGACTGCCATCGTTCTGCCCTCTTTTTGATAGGATGGTTGAATTATTCCGAAAGGATTTTCAACCAGTCCATTTCATCGTCGTCCGTTCGTTGACCGCGACTTGGTCCAGGATTATTTCCTGAATTATTCCGCGGCCGCCCACGTGGAACTTGTTCGAAACCAAGATCTTTAGAAGTAACTTTGGAAGCACGTTCGAAGAAATTTTTCACTGTTTCAAGCGCCTTCCACTTATCTCCACCGTTTTTTTGCAACGCTTGTTGCATTACGCCACGAGCAATTGGGCCGATCGCAGGATCTTTAGTAAACGACAATTGCTCTTCCATAAACTCTTTCATTTGATGCGATCCAATCTCATTGCGAGATTTTTGAACCGCTTGTTCAACCGCCTTTTCAACTTTCTGGTCCATTACTTTCGAAGAATCAATCAACGCTTGCGTATAAGCATTTTCAGCAACTGTTTTCATCGCTGTTGGCAAATTTTCCGCTGATCCATTTTCAAAATCTTGGCGAAGTTTATCCATGTCAACATTTTTCATAAAATCAAGTGTGTCTAAATGTTCTCGAAACCGATCTCTCGAAGGATCTTGCCCGTTTTGATTCTGCGACTGCGACTGAAAATTAGATGCTGTTGATTGATCTGTGTTATCCTTATCAAGTTGCCAAAAATTTTCAAATTCGTCAACGTTATCTTCATTGTTAGTTTGCGAGCCTTGCTCACTTTCATTTTCACCGCTCGGCATTTCTTGAAACTTGACACCGAATTTGAATAGTTCACTCGCAAGTCCACCGATACGCATCTTCTACTCTCCTTGGCTGCTGTTGCTGCGATTTAGTTGAAAGTCGATCTCGATTTTCGAATCATTCAAAAACCGTTCTAGTTCAGTTAACAGTTGATACAATTCATATCGTTGAATATACTCCACTTTACTATCATCTTCATACGGATCAATGTCAAAAACATCTTTTTGCAATTCCATTTTTACCCGTTGAAGTATCAAAGCTAAAGTTGTATTATGTGTTATTGAATAAAGATTTAACTTATTCTGCAAATCTAAATCATTAAACTCGTTCCAAAGAAGAGAATAAATAGCTTTCATTGCGGCGCCCCACCATTTGGTCCTGCAGCACCACGAACCAATCCAGCAGTTTCTGCCGTTGGTTCTGCACCTTGCGCCGGTCGTTGTTCTTGAACAAATTGCTGTAACAATCTAAACGCCAAATCTTTCTGCTCCGGCGGAAGTGCATCAATTGGCGAATCAATTTTAAACTGCTTAAAGTCCACTTTTTCACCCAAAAGCGATGACCAATAATTAATAATCTCCACTACATCAATCCGTTGGGACGCGATTTGTGATTGCAACATCATATTGATCACATCTCTAAAATGCTCAACAATAATCAATTTATCAATTCCACGAAGTCCGTCACTAATATTAAACTCAATATTTGCTGACCTAAATTCTGAGGGATTAACCTCAACCAATTCTCCATTTTGATCCAGCATCTCCATCGCTTCTTGAAACTGGAAAATATTGTACATCTGCATTATCCGGACATTTTCCATAAACTGATCATTGATTACTTTAGCAATTTTTAAATTCCGTCGGTTCGCACCCTGCACTGTTGCCGCAGCTTGATAAGTCGTTGCCCGCTCTAAATTTGCAACCTGTCGCAAAATATCTGTCGGTAAAACTCGTTGCATCATATCAACAACATTAGAAATATCCTGCATTACATTTTGTGTGTCTGGAACATCATTAAACTGTGCAATCACACGCCGAATATCTTTATCTTGTCGAGTAAATTTTGCCCCAACAGTTCCGCCCAACAAATCCGCTTCTTCCCCAAGAGGAATTGCATCTTTATCATAAACCGTCAATCCATACAACGCTTTCCGATCCGCCCGCTGTTTAACATTCATTTGAAACGATGCATAACGCTGCAATGGAAGCAATTGTTCACCGTAAGATCGAGCTTTAATCCCAAAACCATCTTCCACCGGCATTCCAATTGAAATAGGCAACCTATTATGCGCATTATTCTGATGCTCTGCAAAAACCAAATGCCCGTTTGCCATAAACGTAAGAAGCCATACTTCATACTTTTCACTTTTAGACAAACCAAATTTATTCGGAACCAATCGAACATAACAATCAATCTGTTCAAATCCTTTAGATTCAGTTACATTCGAACCCATTGAAAGAATATTGTGCCAATCTGGTTGCTGATTTTCGCCTGAATGGTCGATAAAAATTTCAGGTTTAGATTTATAATACCGCACAACATGACTTTCAACATGCTCCACAAAACGTTTCGTTTCGAACAACAATCCATCATCTGCCATTTTGCGAACTTTATGCTCCGGTACAATATCAACAACAGCAAAAAACTCTCCTTCTTCCTGCAAATTAACTGGATTATCGACCGATGGATCATAATAGAAATTGTATGGATCAATGGCAGTCAATGCATTTCCTTCTCGCACTACTTCATAATTCGTTTGAACACTTCCATCGTTATTCGTCGCCAATCTAAACCCGAACTTTCGTTGCCATTCAACCAATACACCACCAAAATTATACCGCATCATATCAAAAATAGCTTTAGCGATTTGCCGATAATGAGAAAATTCTTTCGCATGTTTATTCATAACACCTGCAAATGCATTTGCAACTTGTTGTTTATCTTTCGATGCAAGCGCTTCATAAATCCCACTATCTGGAGCGATTACTGACATGAAATAAGTAACCGCTTCATCTAGTTGTTGAAAAGTTAACGGCAAAACCAAATCTGTCGGTTTCGGCCCACGCCCTTGTCGATTATCTTTTTCCCGTTGTTTATCATCATGATCCAATCGAAGATAGCCTGAAATCTCTTTATCAATCTGTCGATAACGATCTACACGTGCGTCTTGAAAAAATTTCGCCATATCAAGTCGATCTCTAATAAACTCCCACAATTGTCGTTCTTGCTCTAGAGAAACAGTAACATTTTCCCCGACTGTAATTCGTTTATTTTTTCCTGCGGCTCCTACCGATCCCTTAAACTTTTTCTGCGCCATTTCCCGTTAAACCTCCGAAACTTGAACCAACCGTTGAACCGCCGTCTGTGTATGCGGTAATGAGAATGTTTCACTAATTTCTGCCATATAGCGTTCAATCATCTGCGGCCCATATGCACATGCATCAATCAAATCATCATCATTATCATCTTTAACCGGATTATAATTCAGCAATTGATGTGTAATTCTAATATCATCTTCCGGTAAAGTATATTGCGCACCTTTCAACATTGCGCACCATCCGGCGAGCCGTTCTACTTTTCGCTGTTCCGCAACAAGATCAACAAAATACATAAAATCCATACTTTTCTCAACTGAAAGATAATTAAACACATATTTCAACGAAGATTGATACGCCACTGATTCAATTCCAACAACATTCACTTGCCATTGATATGCTTTTTCCATAACCACATAAAATAAATTAATAGGGTCAATCCCGATCCGTGTATCCCAATCCACGATCTGCCATTCCGTCCCGCTAAAACCATGCACTACAATCGCAGTTTCATGCGCCCATGTTTTTTTACTAATTGCCAAATCGAGCGTAATAAACCCCATTTGAATTTCACCCGGCAACATTTTGGCTGTATACTCAATCTGATCTGCAGTAATCAATCCACGGCCGGCCGAAATTGGCATATTCATCATTTCCGCATACCAAACATCTGCCATGCCGGCTTTTTTATATTCAATATAATCTCGCTTCAACTTTTCCACTGACCAAGCTTCTGGCCATAATGGTTGACCATTAGACAACAAACAACCATAAAGCCGGGAAAACCAAAATTCAGATTTAATATGATCCATTAAAAGTGTCTTGTTTCCGATCAAATTGCCGATATGAATAATTTTATTCTTAAACTTGTCTAAACATTTCTTAAAAGGGCCATAAAACCAGCGCTTTAATTTGATTTGCAAGTCCTCGGTAGCCGTATTGTCATTGTCTTCTAAATCATCAACAATTGCTAATTGCGGACGTTGATTATTAACATTAACTCCACGAACCTGTTGTTTTGCACCGAGAGCGCGCAAAATACAAATCTTTCCATTTAACCTAAACCGATACACTCCATCTCCAACTCGCCGTTCCGCAAACTCATCTTTCCAGTTAATCGGACCGAAAACTGCTACAAAATTTTCGCTTTCCAAAAACGAAACAATATCATTGACCGCATCCCGAGCTATATTGAAAGTATTAGAGACATAAATAATAAATCGAAACTCAGTGAACAAAAAATACCAAATTGTGGCGAGCTTGGCCAATGTAGTTTTCGCATGATCTCGCGGAATTGCAACACACAATGCATCAACATTTGTGGAAGTCATTAGTTTAAAAATATCAATATGAAACTGCGGCACCGGAAGTGTTAATTCTTCGTTCAAAAAGAACTGAATAAAAAACTCCGGATCCGTTTGTAATGCATATTTAACATCCGCAAGAGAAGCTTGAACCTGCGCTGTGGGTTCTGCCATTACATCCCCAACGCCAATTCAAGCTTTTTGGACGTCAATTCATACTCTTGTTCTTTGCGCTCTTCAGGCGCCAGCAATTCCTCCACACGCTTTGGAGAAACTGCATCTTCGCCCTTTTTATCTAATTCATCCGCACTCACTTCGATGGTTGCATTTACTTTTTCCTCACCACCTTCCAGCTTGGAAACAAAACTCTGCGTTAAATTAAGCACAACTCGAGCGCCCGTTTGCGGCTGCAACGGCTGATTATTTTTCGCCCCGCGCCTGTTCGCCCGATTTGCCATCGTTGCTGCTCTTAATGCAAAATCTGGATCTTTATTATACTGCAATGTCGTCAAAATACTTTGCAACGCAAGCTGCTCGATCGTATCCCATCCGTCGTTCAAACTTTGTTGTTTCTCCAATTCTTCACTTTCAATAACCTGCAACTTTTCTTTAAACTCTTCTGATTCTAAAATCTGCGTAATCCGTCCTTCACTTAAACCAACAGCGCGCGCAATCTGCGTTTTTGGCACATCAAGTGCCACCATATTTGCAATTTTTTCAAGCCGCTGTTGCATTTCAACACTCATTTTCGATTTTTATCCTTTTCCGCCCCCGCCGCTTTCATCGCTACTAGCTGCCACACCGCGCCATCTCTAGTCGAATGTCCGTTTCCGTCAACTGGTTTGCCGTTAGACTTTACTAATTCGCCCGTATCTTCCCTAACAATCCGCCACCGATCGTTAAGTTTCTTTATCGTGAACGGCATTCTAACACATTCCTTACTCTTCTGCAGCTCTCTTTATTCTAACCGCGCACACGCTCGCGTCAACATTTTCCTTACTTTTCCGCTAACATTTTTGTGCTTGAATGTGATTCACATGTTAGTTTCATCCGGAGAGAAAAATAGGAAAAATCGGCGCGGGAGCCTGCAATCAAGTTTATTGCAGTTGTCGCGTTTGACGCTTTTGATTTTTTAGTAAAAGTTTTAGGGGGCTAATTTATACAGGGACCCGCGAAAAAGGAATAGGGGGGTAAGCCGCCCCCCTAAAAAGCAGGCAGATCAGTGACTTATCGTTGGCTGTGTGCGTAGTCGAGGAGTGTTTGCAGGATACTTTCCTCAACCATCTTCACGCCAGTCTCTTTTTGAATTTCCTGGAGCATTTCGCCCCAGATACGTTGGGCCGCGTAGTCGTTATCACGCATCGCGTCGCTGAACGCGTTATACCGCGTCGCCATTTGGCGGATCTGCCTTTGTGTCTCTGTTTCCATTTCCGTTTCCGTTTGCATCGTTTTGTCTTCTCGCTTTGCGTTACCAACACAAGCATCATGCCAGATTGCATCCAAGCTGTCAATGCCTGAATGCAATCTGGCACACATTTTTTTACATGCATACTGTGACATGTGTTACATGTTGTCGTGCCGATGGATGTTGTGATGCAGTAATGCCATACGGGTGATCTTGGTCGTAGACCAAGCCAGCCGCTACGACCACGACGTGGCCACGAACTCGCACTATAAACTTTTTTAACGTGTTCTTATTTGCGATTTGATACACAAACTTTTGCAAGCTATAACCCTGCCACTTAAGTGTAATATAATTCACGCCCAAGTGAGTGAGAATTTGTTCACGATCGCGCACCGACGTAGCACCCGTGAACTTACGTTGACAAATCTTTCTCGCTTTCTTCTCGACATCTGAGAACGAGAACCCAGTCACTTTCGCAACCGCCCACAAACCACACACTGGACGGCCAGCGTATCCATCGAGTTCGTTCTGCATCGTTCATTCTCCGTTTGCATTCGGTTTATCCAATGACGCATTCATCATATCAGATTGCATCTGCATGTCAACAAGAAAATGCAAAAACTGGTCAGGAGATTGGTTCGAGTTCAAACATTCAAAATTAGAACAAAAAAGTGCGGGCCGAAACCCGCACAATAAAAGATAAGTTTTTAACTGCTTTTATACGCTTTTAAGCGGCTTCGTCGTTGCCTAGCAGTGCATCGAAATCACTGCTATCGAAATCTTCACCAGTAGTTGCAGTCGTTTCTTGACGATTTCGCAGCCAATGATATAAGATTGCCGGATCGTGTTCGCCTGCACTTTCCACATCGGCAATCATCTTCTTCAAAAGTCCTTCCCACTTGTCCTGATCGACCTTGGGAAACTCGCGTTTGGCAAATTCTTCTGAGGCCAAAACTTGCCGCAGAAGATTGGCCGTCATGTACTTGACGCCCATCTTCTTGAGCGCCTTTACATATTTCTTGGCGACAGCATTAAACGCTGCCAAACTTTCGCCGCGACCCTTTCGAGACGAGATAAAATCGTTGAGCGATGTTGGAATGGTTCCCGGTTCGGTTCCATCGTCACGGGGCCGAACCGCGTTTAGAATTTTGTACGCACAGTGATCGACCAATGTCGATCGGACAAATTCATTACCTTTCGGGGCTTGCATAATTGTTGCAGGATCAGGAATTTGTGCAACAACAATCCCGACAATTACGTTACCCTCTTTCTTCTCTGATCGTTTTGAAATCGGTGCGACAAGAATGCCGAACCCATCATCAGGCCCGTCATCAGGATCGAAATTGATCTTGAAATCTAGTTCATCCGCGCCTTCCAGTTCTTGAATATTGGAGACGAAACTATTTGCCTGGTCCAGTTCGTCAGGCCCGAAATACGTCCGACGAAGTTCGCCGAGTTTAGTGATCGTAAATGAATTGTCAGTTTCTTGCGCTTGCGTTTCGGTTTGGTCGGTCATTTTCTAGCCCCGTTGATCGGTTGGTTGATAACCCATGTTGAAACATGAGTATGATGATTATGGCGATATTGACCCGATCCGTCAAGAGAAAAATGAAGCAGAGCGCTGGCGCACGCGCACGCGCACG